ACATCTACCACATCAAACCATTCAAACTTCTTAACTATTGTCCTATTATAGGTATAACTCACGAAGTTAAAAATACAGAAGCTAAGAGTCTTGTAGACATGATGAAACCTTTCCAGGTGTTATATAATGTCTGCATGAACCAGCTTTACAAACTCCTTGAGAAAGAAGTTGGTAAGGTTTATTTGACATCTATCAGACACGTACCAGTTCCAAAAGATGGTGATGCACAAGATGCATTAGATGTTTGGGAAATGGAAGCACGTAACAGAGGTGTTGTATTTATAGACGATAGTCCTGAAAACCTAAAATCTCCAAGCTCATTTAACCAGTTTAGAGATATCGATCTTACACGTACACAGGAGATTCAATCTCGTTACAATCTTGCTATGCAATTGAAGAATGAGTGTTGGGAACTTGTAGGTATGTCAAGACAAAGAATGGGATCTGTAACAGCTAGTGAATCTGCAACAGGTACAAGTACAGCTATTCAACAATCATATGCTCAAACAGAACCTTTGTTTGTAGCTCATGAATATATAATGGGCCAATTGTATCAAGCAATTATTGATGCAGCTTTGTATATTGAGAGCAAAAAACCACAATCCACCCTATCATACATTACGTCTGAAGGAGAATCAGCTTTTGTACAGGTTAATGGTTCTGAACTCAGATTCCGTGATCTCAAAGTGTTCCTTACTAACAGACCTGAAGATAATCAGATGTTCCAAGAGATTAGAGCATTGTCTCAGGCTGTTATTCAGAATGGTGGTTCATTGTACGATATCATTGAGTTGTATAGCACCAAGTCTGTACGTCAGATGAAGAAGGTGTTTAAAACTCTGAAAGAAAGACAAGAAGCTATGCAAAATCAGCAAATGCAATTGCAACAACAACAGCAGCAACAACAAGCTGAACAAGCACAAGCTCAATTGCAGTTACAACAGCAACAAGCTGAAGAGAAATTGGCACACGATGATTACCAAAAAGAACTTGATAGAATCAATAAGAAAGAGATTGCTATCATTCAAGCTACAGGATTTGGTAATGTAGAAAGCGAAGACATTAATCAAAACACAGTACCTGATGTTTTTGAGGTGAGCAAGTTGGCAAATGAACAACAGAAAGCTTCAAGAGATTATCAAATGAAGATGGCTGATATTGGTGCTAAGAACAAACAAGCTGCTGATAAATTAGCAATTGAGAGAGAAAAGCTCCAAGTGGCTAGAGAGAACCAAGCAAACGATCTTGCTATTGCAAAAGAAAATGCTAAGAACAGAGCATCTAAAAAAGGTAAATAATGTTTGAAAAACTCATAGATATAATAACAAATTGGGCTAGTCTACTAGCTCCTTTTGTTATTGTTAATCCTTATGAGGAAGGTGTTATCAATAGAATAGGTAAATTTAAAAAGGTAATCACTCCTGGAATTCACTTCAAGATACCAATACTTGATGAAGTTATTACACAATATACAGTTACAACTACACTAAGCTTACCAGCTCAATCGTTATACACTATTGACAAACAGAATATTGTAGTGAAGGGAGTGGTTAAATATAAGATAGCAGATGTCAAAGTTTTTCTATTAGAGGTGTATGACGCACAAGATGCTATATCAGATATGACCCAAAGCATCATCAAGAATATTATTATGTCAAAGACTGTAGAAGAGTGTATTGATCCAGAGATAGATAATATTCTAACAAAGAAAGCTAGAGTGGAAGTTAAAAAGTGGGGAGTGGAAATTAGTCAAGTGACACTCACTGATTTAGCACCTATCAGGAGTTTCAGACTAATAAATGATGTAGTTACAAACAAACTTGATTAGAAGAAAATACATTAATGCTATATTAACCACAAAATTGATTTATATAGTGTTTCATCTCTTTGCAGTTACGAAGCTATTACATACTTTTACATTGAAAACCAAATAAATACAACTACATATGGCTGAGAATTTAGATAATCCATCATTTGGCAACTTTGGTATCGAGGATACCATGGGAATGGGAATGGGAAACGCTGAACTTTTGAGCGATCTCATGTCTCCAGAAACTGCTTCTAGTAATCCTGATGACATCAAGGAAATTACTAATGATCCTGAACCTAAACCTACAAAGAAAGCTCCTGCTAAATCAGTTGGAGAACAAATCGATGAGGCTGAACCAGGAAAGAAAGAAGAAGAAGACAGTAAAAAAAGCTTATCAGATTTCCTATTAGGAGATGATGAGGAAGAAGAGGAAGAAGAGGATAGCAAACCTGCTACTCCTACAAAATCCAAATCTAAAGAAGCTGAATCAACAGATGATTCTGAGAGTGATGAAACTGAACCAGAAGGTTCTCAGTTTAGTGCTCTTGCTAAAGATCTTGTAAAACTTGGTGTATTTTCCCAAGATGAAGATGAGGATGTTGACATCTCTACACCTGAAGAATTCCTGGAGAGATTCCAAGAAGAGAAAAAGAAAGGTGCTATTGAAGTGGTAAACAACTTCATTGGACAGTTTGGAGAAGATTATCAACAAGCGTTTGAAGCCATATTTGTAAAAGGAGTTGATCCTAAGGAGTATTTTGGCACATATAACGCTGCTGTAAGTTTTGCTGAAATGGATCTTGGAGATGAATCAAACCAAGTTACAATCATTAAACAAGCTCTAGCTGATCAAGGGTTCGAACCTGAAGATATCAACTCAGAGGTTGAAAGATTGAAAAACTATGGTGATCTTGAAACTGTAGCAACCAAACACCACAAAGTGCTGGTTAAGAAGGAAGCAGCAAAGCTTCAACAGTTAGAGCAAGAGTCTGAAAGACAATTGCAACAAAGACAAGCTATTAAGAATCAATACGTAAATAACGTTAACGCTATTCTGCAGGATAAATTGAAAGCAAAAGAGTTTGACGGTATTCCTTTGAATCCTAAGCTTGCTTCAGAATTACAAGACTATCTATTAGTAGATAAATACAAAACATCTTCTGGAGAGACAATTACAGACTTTGATCGTGCTATCCTGGAACTGAAAAGACCAGAGAATCACCAATCAAAAGTTAAGCTTGCTCTCATCATGAAGATTATGGAAAAAGATCCTACTCTTTCTACAATTCAAAAAACAGGAATAAGTAAAAAATCTAATGAACTGTTTGGTGAGGTTGCAAGACAAGTGAGTAAAACAGGATCTAAATCCTCATCAGGGCAGAAACCTAGTTCATGGTTTTTATAAACATTTAAACAATAATCTAAAAAGTAACTAAGATGGCAATTCAAACAATTCCAGGTTTAACTGGATTCACTTATGCGAGAGTGGCCTCTATGGACAAGCGTGCTGTGGGCAAACTCACTGATGCTAACCACCTAGAGAGCTTCCACAGCACAGAGCCTGCTGATTATGATAAGAAAATCATCAGTCTCTACACCCAAAGTTCATTGTATAGCAATGATTTCTTGGACATGATTAACAAAAGCACACCGTATTACATCGATAATAATAGTGATGCTTGGAAATGGCAAGTAGCTGTTCCTTACAAATTCCCTAAAATCATCGACATTCCTGCTGCTACAGAAGCTCTGGAGAAACCAGGTATCGATGGTCAGGAATTTACATTGGTATTGGACACTAACGAATTCTCTAAGAACGCTATCGTTTCTGTAGGTTCTCGTCAATATGGTCCTCGTTTCTACGTTATCAAAGATCCAGTTCCTTGGAACATGGGATATTTATACACTTTCAACCTAGTAACTGACAATCCAACTGTAGATTTCGTAAGTGATACATTCTTACAAATTGGTGTTGAATTGGAATTGGTTGATGCTGCAATCGGTGAATTCGATCAAGACTTGTTAGGTCTTCCTCGTTTGGGTGAGCAAATCACTATGTTCGAATCTTTGGGTTCTGCATATGGTTATGAGCACAAGATCACTGAGTGGGCTGATGACAAAATGATGAGAGATAGCAAAGGTAATCCTTTAGACATCCTAGTATATGCTCCTCAGCGTAGAAATCAGTTGCCTTTAACTCGTAATGATGTTAAATGGGAACCATTCATTGAGTTCTGGATGCGTAAGAGCATGTTGGAATTGAAAGTTAAGCGTATGATCTGGTCTAAGCCAGGTACTGTTAAGACTAACGGTTCTAAACAAGAGTTGAAGCGTACATCTGCAGGTGTTTACCACAGAATGCGTAACAATGGTAACTTGGTTCAATACAATCGTGGTGAGTTCTCTGCTAACTTGATCCGTTCTGTATTTGGAGATTTGTTCTATCGTCGTGTGGATGTTAAAGATCGTAAGGTTAAAATGTACACAAACGAAGCTGGTTTTGACGTGTTCCAACAAGCTTTGAAGACTGACGCTTTAAATAGCGGTCTTACTTTCATGGCTGATTCTGGAAATCGTTATATGCAAGGAGAAGGACAACACATCACTTATAACTTTGCTTTCGATGCAATGGTTACACGTGAAACAGGTCGTGTTGAATTGATCCACTTGAAAGAACTTGATTTGCCACAATCTAACTTGGAATTTGGTCAGAACAAGAAATCAACTCCTGTATTCATGGTGTTTGACGTTTCTCCAATGAGCGATGGTTCAATGGTAAACAACATCCGTGAAGTACGTATGAAGGGTGCTCCTTCAATGACTTGGGGTTATATCGATGGTACTCGTCACCACTTAGGTTTTGCTAAATCTCAGGGTATGAGTTCTGCTAACAAATTCCCAGGATATGAAATCTGGATGAAAGACCGTTGCGATGTATTTATCGAAGATTTGTCTCGCACTGTGTTGATCGAAGAGATTCCACAATTCTAATAACTGTGCACTCTATGTGCACTTATATCATCGAGAAGAGAATGCCCCCCACATCACGGTGGGGGAGCTCTTCTCAACTTACAGAGTGGTTGGACTGGGGAATTCCCAATCGCTACTCCCTTCGATGGGTATCACTCTGCTAACAAACCAAATAAACAACTACATATGGGAAAGATTGGAAAAATTTCTACTATTAAGAAAGATTATAACAATTCACAATTGCAGACAATGCAAGGTGGTTTATCTACTAAGGGGCTGACAAGAATTCCTGGTACTGGTGTATTTAAGTATCCTTACAAGGAACTTGATGGAAGATACAGAACAGGTCTTGATCCAGAAGCATCTTATATCCGTAGAATTCAAGATCCTACAGAAAGAGAACTTGAGGTGGAGCGTGTTACAGCACTTCGCACAAAACTTGAGGATGCTCTTGGAGGAATTGATCTTAGTCCACGTTCTAAATTTTGGAACTACGGACTTTCTACTTCTACTGAAGATACCATGCATGTACAGTCTGTAAAGCTGTTAGATGGAGATAACTACTTTGATTTAACAGTACCTCTTCAAGAATTAGCTTTTGCTTGGTTGCGTGTGCATCCTACAATTGCAAGTTCTTATCAAGCTTGGGAGCGTGGTGAATATTCTGCAGAAACTCAATTCTATGTTGTAGATGAAGAGATTGAAAGTGCAGTGATGTTCAAGAAGAAGCAAATGATTAACAAGGCTATTGTTAAGTTTGATTCTATGACTCCTGATAAGAAAAGAAAGGTTGCTCGCTTACTTGGATTACCAGTAACCGATGATACAAAAGAAGAATCTGTTTATAACTTGGTAGATAATGTTCTAAAGCAAACTGAATTCAAAGCAGGTAAGTATCAAGGACTTAACCCTGTTGAAGTGTTCACAAGGTTTGCTGATATGAAGGAAAATCTTCTCCATATTAAAGACTTGGTAAAACAAGCTATAACACATTCCATATACAGAGTGAAGCCTAGTGGTAAAGTTTATGAGGGAGAGTTTGAGGTTGCACAAGATGAAGAAGAGTTGGTTAAGTATTTAGCTGATGATGATAATCAGGAAGATCTAATCACTCTTGAACAAAAATTAAAAACTAAGAAACTAGCGTCAATATGATACCTGTAGATAGTTTATTATATAAGATTGATCAAAGACTAAATAAACTATCTACTAATGAACATCAGCAGATTCAGTTAGAAGATAAGATTTTAGCTTTGAATGAAGCTCAAATCAAACTGATCAAACAAAAAGTTGATGGATTCAGCACATTGAGCGGTCTTGGTCTTGATTCTTTCAAGAAGCGTTATGAGGATCTTCAGAGTCTTGTGGTAAATTACATTAATGGTAAGTTACCGCTAACACTGAAAAATAAAGAAATAAATCAGTGGACAGCTTATATTCACAATCTTTCTCCTAAATACATGTTCTACATAGATAGTTATGTTTTAGCTGATAAAGGAAGATGTAAAGATAGAAAGATTTGGATCAATAGAGATCTTGCTAAACACGGTGATTTACAGTTCATTTTAAACAATGACCACTATAAACCATCGTTTGAATATCAAGAGACATTTAACTTTATCTCTTCTGACGAGATTTCTATATTTACTGATGGGACTTTTACACCATCACAGATTTATATAAGTTACATGAGATATCCAGTTTACATCGATAAATCAGGATATGTAAAGTTTGATGGTACACCGTCTGCAGATCAAGACTGTGAACTAGAAACCTATCTTGAAGATGAGCTTCTTGATCTTACAGTACAAAATCTCGCTATGTACACGGAGAATCAATCTGCTGTACAAAGCTCACAGATGAGAATTCAAACGAACGAATAATTTTTTTCACATTTTAAATAAATAAACAATGGCTGATTTTTCATTAACTACGCTCTTCGTAGTGCCAGTTGGTAACACATTACCTACCTCTGGTAGTCCTACGCAAGACCTTAACGCTGGTGAGTTTGGTATCTTCTTACCTAACTACGGTGCTGCAACAGCTGCTACAATTATTGGTGCTGGTGTAAAGTATTTCTACGTTGCTCAAGGTAGAACAAACACTTATTTGCAAGGAAGCAAGCGTTCTGACAAGATTGCTGGTGCTCTTCAAAATGGTGGTTCTAACCGAACTAATGTAACTGAATGGTACAAAACTGTTGGTTCTACCACAGCTAACGTTCAAATCACAGAAATTGATACTTGGAACGTTAAACCTGGTGATATTGTAACAGTTACCTTACGTGCTCATTCTAGCTACATTGACACATTGTATTTCAATGGTTTCACTCGTTCAGTAACTGTTCAGGCAGCTTGCTTAGAATGTGGTGGTGATCCTTGTGAGAATGTTGACGTTGAGCTTTTGATTGCTGACATCATTGCAGCATTTGAAGCACAAGCTCCTGGTACAAACCCAGACAACATTAGCTTCAACACATTCTTTGCGTTCACTACAACTGGTACAGGAGCAGCTGCAAAATTGGTTATCACTGGTAAACCATTGACTGTTTACGGACAACCTTGTGATGTTGCAGCTTTCCCTTACGAGTATGATCGTATGTATTTCCGTAGCTTTGTATACACTGGTCCAGCTACCACTGCGGATTTCATCGTTGCTGATGCTTGTAACATTGTTGCTGAATCAACTGTAACTCAAATTGCTTCTTATCCTAGTGGAACTTCTGCTGAAGTTGCTCAATTGGAAAAGAACTACTATAGCTACCAAGCTGGTTACTTGAAGCATCTTTACAGAATGAATGGTTACAATGAGAACTTTGAATCATGGGTAGCTAGTGGTATTGCTTACACACTTTACTACATCAAGTTTAACCAATATGATGAATCAACCTATCAGTGGGGTGATTACATTCATGAAGATTCAATGGTTATCATTGCTGTTCCAAATGGAGCTACAGCAGGTATCGAAGCAATTTTGGTTGCTGCATTAGGAACTCCTACTACGGTATAAGAGATAAGTAACAAATCATATAACCTATGCCAGAGGGTGAGAGAGGATATTCTCAAAATCCTCTGGCATATTTATTTTAAACAACATGGCAGATTTTATTTTAGATATAATTGTAGTTCCTACGTATGACACTAGATTGTTGTCTGTAAAGGACATATCAACTTATAATGTCACTCCATCTGCCCCATCTATAGAAATTACAATTCCTGGAGGATTCGGAACAGTCAATCTTCCGTTCAACATTAATACAACAAACGTATTTAATTCAACCTCTCTAGGAATAACAGGTGCTACAGATGCAATCATACCTCTTCCTGATGGGGTTTATTTTTTGAAATACACTGTTGCTCCTGCATTCACTTACTTTGTAGAAAAATCAATCATGCGTGTTGATCAACTTCAAGAGAAGTTTGACAGTGCATTCATGAGACTTGATATGATGGAATGTGATATGGCTATTAAAACTCAAGCAAAAGTGACGTTAAACAGCATATACTTCTTTATCCAAGGAGCTGTTGCTGCTGCTAACAACTGTGCTGTGATTGAAGCAAACAAGCTTTACAATCAAGCAGACAAAATGTTGAACAATTTTATTAGGAACGGTTGTAACTGTTCTGGAAATAATTATGTAACCAACTTCTATTAATATGGCACAATGTAGAAACTGTGGAGCTAAATTTGGCTGCGGATGTCAATTAACTAACGGTCTTTGTGCAGCATGTTTTGCTGCTTCAAAAGGAACAAAACGAATAAAAGATGTTATCACCAAGACTTTCAGAATGTTTAGAATGTTCTAATATTGCTTTGCTTCTCTGCGAGATAGATGAAAAACTTGCAGATCTTGCAAAGATCCAATACAACAATGTTGTATTCTCACTGAATAAACCTTTTGATGGAACAGTTATGAGTGATCTCTTGAACTATAAAAGAATCCTTACATACAGACTCTGTAACTGTGACTATGCAGGTTCTTTCTCAGTGAATCAAATAGGAAGTAAAATTAAACTTTTAAAAAATAGATAATAATGAGTTGCTCAAATTGCTATAATGGTTGCACACAAATCGTATCAGATCAGTGTGTTAGATATACAGGAATAGATATTCCTGTTTTAGGTATTCAAAATGGAGATTCCCTATCATATGTAGAACAAGCATTGATAGGGTTTTTAACGTCCACTCTAGACGGTAGTGGAATTATAATCACTCTTGATCCAAGCGTGTATTGTACTCTTGTGACTCAGTATCTTCCTACGTGTGGTGAAATCACTGCACCAGTGTTATTTGAAGCTTTGGTAAAAGCTGCATGTGATTTACAAACGCAAATCACAGCAATAAACGGAAGTATTTCGACCATAAACAATACATTAACCACACTTGAGGGTCCGTACAACATCAATACTTGTTTACAAGGGGTTACATCAACTTCTGGAACACACAATATTCTTCAGGCTGTTATTACTACACTTTGTTCATTTATAACTACTGTAGAAGCCTCATATACAACTGACGCAGATGTATTGACAATCATTCAAAACTACATAGCAAATAATGTAACTACAGGAAACGTTTCTGAGAAGATGGTTCCTTATACAGCAGTTGCTTGGTTTGGAAATCCTAATGGAAGTTTTGACACAAGTGGTGCAGGATTTGTTGGAACTATCTGGGAAAGGATATATCTTTGTAATGGTCAAAACGGAACACCAGATCTTAGAGGTAGAACGCTAGTTGGTGTAACCACTGGAATGGGAGGAGGTGCTTACAGCTCTGATGTAAACCCTTCATTAGGAAATCCTAACTATTTGTTGAATGTTCCTCTTGGATCAAACTTTGTCACTCTTGACAAAACACAGATGCCTTTGCACAGTCATCCTGGATCTAAAATTGTAGTAGAATTAAATGATCCTGGACACGCTCACACCTTTACTTATTTGGATAAAGGTAATCCTGGAAATGGTACATCAAGTGTTGACTTAAATGGTCCAAACACATTTACAACAAACTCTGCAAAAACAGGAATCACTGTAAGTAAACAAGATTTAACTGTTGTTCCTGAAGGAGGTGGTAATGCTCATCCAAATTTCCAACCAGGAATTGGTTCTTATTATATAATGTACATCCCTCTATAATCTTTTAAATAATTAACACTATGTCTTGTCATCCAGGAAATCCCTGTTATAATAGTACGGTAGTTGATCCTTGCGTAGCAGCTAGTAGTTCTAGTTGTGAAGGAGTTTTATACTATGGTCCAGCTCTTCCTAATACAGGAATTGATAATCTTGATAATCTTTGTTTAGCATTTCAAAAAGTAGATGCTGCTATTTCTAATTTCTCTGCAGCAGGAATAACTGCAAGCAATGGTCTTAACAAAGTTGGTAATGATGTTAGGCTTGGAGGATCTCTCACTCAAGCTACAGTCATAAATGTAAATGGTAACTCTCTGTCTATAACTAATTTACAGACTGAAGTTGGACCTCCAGCTTATGTAATTACACAAGATGCAGCAGGTGTTCTTAAAAAGTTTGTATTAACTTCTGCTGGACAAGCAATCACTCTAAGTAATAATGTAGGTCTTGTTTGGACAAACCCTGGACAAACTAATCTTTCTACATTATACAACACCACTGTAGACAATGCAACAATATCTGTAGCAGTTGGTGGAGCTGTTCCTACAGCTGCAAGTGTTTGGAAAACTAAGTCTTTAGTTGAAGTACTTGATGCAATCTTGTTTCCATTAAGATTTCCAACGTACATTGTTCCAAATGTTACAATGACTTTCATTCCTACACCACCTACATATAGCGAGGTTGGTTCAGTTGTTTCAATTACTGCTACAGGTATAGGAGATAAGTGGGACGGAGGAGCTTTTACATCATTGAGTATATCAAAAACTGTAAATGGTGGAATTCCTACAATAACAACCTACACAAGTCTTACTGCAACAACAGGAGCAGCATTTGGTACAGAGTTTGGATTTGCTGATCCTAATAGTCCAAATGTTACATATACAAGCACTCAATATACAGAAAACCTAACAATCCCTGCACCTAGTGGAACATTTTCCACTGTGACATATCAGTTCTCAGGATTGTACAACCAAGGTCTTCCTAAGCTACGAAGTGATAACACAATTGATACTAGACCTTTTGGATCTGGTGTAAATAATCCACAAGCTGCTGGTACAGCAATAAGTGGAATCGAAACATTCACTGGCATATATCCGTTCTTCTGGGGAACTTCTCCAACACCTCCTACAACAGCAACTATTGCAGCTTCTATTGTTGGTGGTACAGCAAACAAGGTTATTCTACCTGCAGGTGGAACTATAGTAGTTCCGTTCAATAATGGAACTGCTCAATATCTTTGGGTGGCTCACGCTGCAGCATTTACATCAAAAACAAAGTGGTATGTTACAGCGTTGAATAACGGTAGCATAGGAACTCCTACAGATCTTTTCGGTGCTATTCAAACAGCAAACGTAACTAGTCCAAATGGATATTGGAACACAATTAGCTTTAAGATGTATATTAGTAATTACACTACATCTGTTGTTGGAAGTATGGAACTAAGAAATATATAACATATGTCAATTATACTAAACGATAATATAGATACAAGGGCCAATAAACCAACTGATAATAGATTTGGTCCCTATGCTTCTACAGCAGCAGCGATTGCTGCAATTCCTTCATATCAACGTTATGTTGGTTTAACTGTTGGTATTGGTACAACCAATGTTATAGAATATTGGTTTAAGTCTGGAACAGGTGATCTAGACCTAATACAGAAATCCTCTGCAGGAAATGTTGAAAACTTAACCGCAGGTTCTGGTATTGCTATAACAGGAACTGCAACAAATCCTACAATTGCTGTAACCACTCCTACACAGCTTACAACAAACATCTCAACAGATATACCTGGAGATGCTGCTAGTGATGCAAAATATCCTTCTGTAAAAGCTACGAAATCGTACGTAGATGGTTTAGTTGTGGGTCTTTTGAACGATAGAGGAAATTACCCAGCTCCTATAGCATCCCCAGGAAACTACCCTTCTACAGGAGGTAGTGGTGGTGGTGGAACTATTCTAAAAGGAGATATATGGTTCATCTCTTCTGCAGGATTTCTAAACATGATTCCTGTAGCTGTGGGAGCTAGTGTGAGAGCACTTGTAAATTCTCCAGGCATACTTACAGATACTGATTGGGATATAATTGATACAGGACTTGGATTTGTTCCAGAGAACAGTGCTAATAGAGTGTTGAATGCATCAGGTATTGTTGCTAATCCTACTAGCACTACAAACTATGTTTCTGTAAATGCACTTACAGACTATCTTAGTACAAACCCTCCATCCACTCCAACATTACAACAAGTGTTGGCTATAACTCCTACACAAACCTCTACAGGATATGATATAAACCTTGTAGATGGTTTAGGACTAGAGACAAACCTTGGACTTGGTGATATTGCTGTAAACAATACAGTCTCGGGAGCATCAATCTCCATGACGAGTACAATAATTACATTAAGCGATCTTTCATATAGTTCAACTCTTTCAACTACACAACTTACATTTAGTGATGTTACGAGTGGTGGAACTTTAACCATTGATGCTCCAACAATAACAGGTACACCAATCATTAGTTTCCCTAATGCCACTGGAACTGTTGCACTTAGTATTAATAACACATACTTTCCAGACGCTACAGGAAATCTCTCAATCCCAATTATAACTTCTTCAGGAACTGGTTACAGACTTCTGAAATGGGATGTTGCAGGTACTACAGTTGTAGATAGTCAAATTTACGATAATGGAACTAACATTGGTATTGGAACTATAACACCAGCGTATAAACTAGATGTTAATGGCACATTCCAATGTACAACTGCAATTATAAATGGACCATTAGGACTTGGACCAGTTCCAGACTATGGAACATCTGGACAATATCTAAAATCTAATGGTGTAGGGGTTGCTCCATCTTGGAACACTCTACCAACAATTCCTACAGTTAGTGGTACTATTGCTAGAGTTGCAAGATTTACAGCAACTAACACTTTAGGAGATGGTGTAATTAGAGACAACGGTTCTACTAAAGTTTCACTTTTCCAAGATGTTTCAGCAAGATCGCCAGTACTTGTTACTCCAAATGTTCTTAGATCTTTAACATTACTAGAGTCTGGAACAATGAGATTGCCTTATGAAAGGTTTGCTGTTGAATGGAATGGTGATCATAAATTTGGTGTTTATACAACTAACAATGTAGTCAATGCTGGAGTAGCGTATGCTCTTGGAAACAGTGCATATTTAAATGCAGATGGTCGTTATCCAGGATTTGAATATCAATTTGTTACACAATCTACTGGAACAACAACAAAAACTAGATTTAATTATTTAGAAAGAGACGCTACTATTGGAACTGTTGCTGGAAGTGTTGATGGTATATTTACAATGTTTGGAAACGGAAGTGTAGAACTTAATCCAGTATCTAGTAGTGTATCTTTTTCTCTAGATCCAAAATTAGTAATAGGTGCTGCTGTTTCAGTTCCTGCAGTTGGTGTAAAGCTCTATGTAAATGGAAATTCAAAAGTTGTTGGAACATCTATAACTGATGTATTAAGATTGACACCATCAGGATCTGCACCAGGTTCTCCATCAACAGGAGATATATATTACGATACAGTATCTGGTCTTCAGGTTTGGAATGGTTCTGCTTGGAAAACAATAGCGTTAGTACCTTAAAATAATAAATAAACATGGCTATCATACTTAATGACAATATAGATACTAGAGCAGGAAAACCTACAGACAATAGGTTTGGAACAACTCTTCTTGGAACTACAGGATATTACACAAGCGTAACTAATGCAAATAATGCAACTCCTAGCTACCAACGTTACATAGGACTCACTGTAGGTATTAAATCTGGAGCTGGTCCTATTGTAGAATATTGGTATGCAAATGGGATAGCTAATGCAGATCTTGTCCAAAAGGTGGGATCTGTTGTAGGTGCTTCTAATGGTTTGGCTGTAGCAACTGGAGGAAATATTGTTCTTGGAGGAACATTGACACAAGCTACAACAATTACAACAAGTCCAACAACTCCGTTGAACTTTGCAGGACTTACAACAAACAACACTCCTACAAACATTCTTGTAACAGATGGTAGTGGTAATATTCAACAGGCTACATACAGCACACTACTTACAAACATTTCGAACTCTACAATAGGCAATTTAACAGTAAACAATGGTCTTACCAAAACTGGCACAACAGTCAAATTGGGAGGAACATTACTTACTAACACTGCGATTGAGTTATCTAACTTTGCTTTAATATTTCAGAATAAAACAGTTGGACAAACTCCACAATCTGAATTTACATTTTCAAGGAATTTAGCTGCACTAGATACATTTGACAACATTGCTATTACACCAGCAGGATCAAGAAGTAGAATAATTTCATTTAGATCTTCTACAGCAATGTGGACAACAAATTATCAATACAACAGTCTTCCAAATCCTGCATATAATGCGTTTACATATTGGTTAACTAATGTAAAACCTTGGATTCCTGCAGAATATCCTAGTGGATATCCATCAGGTGTTGCTTTCCAGATTCTTGAGAATATGGTGGGAACTAATGCAGATTCTTCACTACAAGCTCACTACTTTGATGAAAGAGTATCAAAACCTCAATGGAGCGATACTTGGATTGATACTACCACACCAAATGCTTTTGGAAGTGTGTTCCCTGGATGGATCTCTGGAAAAACTTACACAATCAGAAGTTACGAAATAGGAGATGATTTTACAGGTGCTTTTGTTCCAATCACTGGTGTAAGAAGTGGTACGTTAAATACAACAGGTTTTACATTTATTTCAAATGGTGTAGCTCCTGCAGTTTGGATAAACAACTCAGTTATAGACGGAGATTTCCCAATAACAGATTTGGACGAAAGAACAGCTTATGTTACTACTACAGAAGAAGATGATCCTTTAGATCCATTCTATCAGAAAGGTATTGTTAGAATACAATCAAATGCCACTTATATAGATGGGTATGTTGATCAAGGAAACTCATCTAGAGGATTGAGACTTGCTATTATTGATGCAGGTGCTCCTCTTCCAACAAGTGCTGTTGTAGGAGAAATGTTCTATAGAGTGGACGATGCTTCAATTGTATTTAAGGTTGATAATGTTCCAACCTGGAAAAAGGTAAACACAACAACAACAACATAAAAACCAAATAGATATGACAGTATTAATAACACTAACAACAGCTGGGACAGACTCAGGTCCCTTTGATCTCTACTCAAATACAGATGGATATTCTTCTCCTTTTGAGACAGGAATAACCAAAAGTGCTCTTCTTGCAGGATATTCATCTTCTTTGGTACCAGATGTAGCAACCACAATTAGAATAAAGTCTAGTGGTAATTGTACAAATTACATAGATGTAGTCATCAGACCATCTCTAGGAGAAGCTATTCTTCTTGGATATGATGCAACTACACCAGAAGCAGCGTGTGGAGCAACTCCTACAACTTATTACGTTACATCAGCATGTGCTATTAGTTTTGGACTTGGATGTACAGTTTATACAGACTCAGGACTAACAACAGTAGCACCAAACGGTATATACTCCTATGAAGGCAACGTTTATTATATAACTCTTGGAGATGGGTTGATTGTAGACGTTAGCGTATGTTAAAATATCAAAACCCTGTTTTGTTGGTTTTACAGGGAACATCCCCTGGCATTTCTATGCTGGGGGTTTTTTAACTAATTTCGTTAATCTATATAATTAAGTTAGTTAAAATAATTTGGTATATTTGAAAATAATGTCGTACCTTTATTACAATTTCGTAACTAAAACTTACATATGTCAGCTAATCAGCACCTATTGTTCCAATTGGAGCAGATGCTTCAATGGAAAAAAAGCAAGAAGTTTTACGCAGATAGATTAAATATAACAGAGAGTGAGGTTGATGATCTCATGAAAGAACTAAAGAATCGAGAGGAAATTGGGAATGATGCAGAAGTTGGAAACTACATAAGTGAACTTGAAGAACAAGTTATAAAGTATGAAGAAGATCTCTCCAAAGGCACTGGGGAGATTGTCATTAATACACTAGAGGAAATTAGAAGTTTAGAAGATCTTATAGTTAAGTGTAAGATTGATACAGACAAGTGGGAAATAACAAAGTATGTACAGAACTATTGGGGTAATTCAAAAACTCCACATTGGCAAGTTAAAGCTTGGTTGAGCAAAAAGACAAATGAGCAAGCGTTCCAAGATTCATTTGTTGAGTTTCTAAAGGAATATCAACCATCTTCTCAAGCAATAATTGCTCCAAAGATAGAACCACAAAAGCAATATGCTTGTCTGGTAATAAACAAACAGGACTCCCATTTAAACAAATTTGATGTTGATGGGAACAACAATATGGATGAAAGGTTTGCTGTTATTATGGAAAAGACAGAAACCATCTTAGGTCAAGCAAAACTTTCAAACAACCTAGATCAGATTAAATACATAATAGGTTCTGATGAGTTTAACAGTGAGTGGACTAATGCCACCACAAAAGGAACTCCTCAAACAAACATTGTCTCTTATCAGGAATCCTTCAAAAGGATTTGTGAGCATGAGATACAAGTGATCACACTTCTGCTAAACTATTGTCAAGATGTTGATGTAGTTTATGTACCTGGAAATCACGATGAGTATGTTGGTTGGCATCTAATTAGTTGGTTATCAACATTCTTCAGAACTGAGAAAAGAGTGGCATTTGACGATAGTCCTAAGTATAGGAAATATCTGGCTTACGGAAATACAGCAATGATGTTCAATCATGGTGATGCAATAAAACCTGCAAAGCTGGCTGGAATCTTTCCAATGGAATTTAAAGATGAGTGGTCTTATTTTGACAACTTCTACATCTTTACAGGAGACAAACACCATGAGTTGTCTCAAGACTTTAACGGAATTAAGTTCTATCAAATCCCAGCATTCTCTAATGCTAAAAGTCAATGGGACGATAAGAATGGTTATACATGCTCTAAAGGAGAACTTACGGCTTTCCTTATAGAAATGCATAATGGTATGACAAATATATTCAAACAGTATTTATAATGTCAACACTTAGAAAACTTATTTCAGACGTACGTGGTATGCACAAGTTGCTGTCTACAGATAGCCTTATTACAGATAGGGTGATTGGTTCTGAAATTAGAAATAACACCCTCCTTCTTGTAAAAAGAGAAACTAATCTTAGAAAACTTTGGGCAACTAATACATTGTTTACCACCATTCCTTGTTTAGAGATGGTGGAAGTTCCTATTTCTGAATGTTGTGAATATGTTGATGAATGTACAATAGCAAGAAGCAGATACAAACTCCCACGCATATCTGAAGGAAATTATCAGTATGTTATACAGGGAGTTTATTCAATTAATGCAATGGGTGGAACTGGTACAAAGTTCAAAGAGATTACAGTGAATAGATATGTAAATCTTCTTAAACTCCCAATAATCAAGAAGGAACACTACTATTGGATTATGAATGGTTACTTATATGTAAGCAACCCATTAATGCATGCAATTAGGATTTCTGCATTCTTTGAACAAGATGTTCCTAATGAAGTGATGTATCCTGAATGTGACTGTGGAACACCTCAAGCAACAGATGAGGAATGGTGCAAAAATCCTTTAGACAAAGAATTTGCACTCCCTGGTTATCTGGAAAGTCAAGTGTTGGAATTAACATCTAAAAAGCTCCTATCTACATACTTCCAAATTAAAACAGATATGACAGACGATGGTGTAGATGGACAATCACCAAACGCACCTGCAGGTAAATAATGAGAGTAAAAATAGATTGGAGAAGTGCAAGTAGAGAAAACTACACAAGTTTTTGTAAGAAACATCCTACAATAAAACTCACGTTCGATGAATGGAGAAACATAATCTATTCATTTAACGAATCATTCAAAGATTACATACTTGAAACAGGGGAGAGAGCAAAGCTCCCTTTTGGCTTTGGGGAATTCTCCATCAATAAGAAGAAGAGGAGAAAGTTAAAAGGATTGAATAACGAGTTTGTAAATCTTCCTGTAGATTGGAAAAAAACCAAAGAGAAAGGAAAAATCATCTACAACTTTAACTATCACACAGAAGGATATTTCTTCGGATGGTTGTGGTTCAAAGAAACTGCTAGATTAAAGAACTGTGAACTTTGGTATTTTAAACCAACAAGAACAACATCAAGACTTCTTTCACATTACATTAAAACTGATGAGAAGTATCAACACCTCTACAGAGAATGGTTAAAATAAAATAAAATGTCATACTACTACAAATACAACTTTACATCTCCTGAGATTGTTTATTCCACTGTAAAGGAAGAGCTTAAGAGCTACTTCGATACAGGAGCAATAGATGATCTTATGTTTCCCACCTATCTTGACAAATGCTTAAGAAAACTAGGTAGAGCAACGTATGTCATTACAGAGGAACTATTACATATACAAGACTTCCAAGCAAGACTTCCAGACAACTTCTTTGCTGTTAGAGAAGCTTGGTTGTGCACAGAAGTGGATAGCTATCCTTTTCAAACACCAAATTCTTTATACACACAGTCTGCATCAGCTACAACAATACAAGTGAGCCCTCTTACAATAGGAGGAACTCCTTGTAACAATCCTACATGTACAAATCCTGAGTGTGAGGGAACATGTATGCCTGAGCTTATTCAGGCTGTCTATAAAACAAACAATCAGTCTTCAGTTCACATTACAAAACAATATCTCCTAAAACCAGGAAATATTTCTGTAAGAGCTAACTGTACTTTGGATTGCAAAAACCTTGGAAGCTCATCTGCAGATTCTTTTGATATTAGAGACAACAAGTTTGTAACAAACTTTAGAAACGGTAGAGTTTATTTGATATTCTATGCAACAGAATATGATAATGCAGGAAATCAAATGATTCCAGATAACTATCGTATTAGGGAATATGTTGAGGCATTTATTAAATACAAAGTGTTTGAAACCTTGTCTAATCAAATAAACGATGAGACTTTCCAACAGATTCAGGCAAAGCTTGCATACTACAAGCAATTGTCTGATGAAGCATTCATTATGGCTGATATTGAAATCAAGAAGCAAGATGTGTATGCAAAGCAGAGAAGGATAAAGAATGATTTGAATAGATTTAACATGTACGAACTACCAAACAGAACAAACAGATATGGCTGGAGAAGAAACAACTAATCAAGGTAATATCAAGGTTGAGTATAACACTGCTACCACAGGGTTGAACATGGATAACACCGTGAATCAAATCCCTAAGGGAGCTTTGACGTATGCACTGAACGCTTCTGTTGAAAACTTTGATGCAAATTCTATCAACTACCAGAACGAACCTGGTAATGAATTTTGTCTACAGTTTCCAACTGGATATGTTCTAATTGGAGAACATTTCATTAATGAACAGAACAAGCACATATTCTTTCTTGTAAACCCTGAAACAGGCGGATCTGAGATTGGTTATATGGAGAACAATGATTGTGTCTACCACCAATACATTAATGCAGACTGTCTTAATTTCAATTCCAACTACCCTATTCATAAATCTATTCACAGAATTACAGATTGTTCTACAGAAATATATTGGACAGATGGAATAAATCCTAGAAGATATTTAGATCTTGTAGAACCTCCTTTGAAGATTAAGCCTGGTACAGATGTTTGTGATGGTGAGACAATTAATGAAATTGATTGTAACAAACTAAAGATTCAACCAAACTTTGACATACCTCAATTGAGTGTTGTGGATGTAAGAACTGGTGGAGATCTTCAGGCAGGAACATATCAATTTGCCGTACAATATTGTGATGCTAATGGAGATGGATATACATCCTACTACTCTGTTACAAATCCTACACCTATTGCCGATCCCCCACTTACCACACCTAATTTTAATTATCAGGTGGGTAGGTCTATTATATTAAATGTCAGCAACATAGACATCACTGGATATTATGAATATTACAATGTAGCTGTAATAAAAACAATAAATAACATCACTTCTGTAGAACTTATAGGAACATATTCTATTAACAATTCTTCAGATGAGGTGATTTACACTGGTCAGAATGTTACAAACATACGTTTAGTAATTAACGATATAATTGAAAAGTTTCCTTATTACGATATTGCTCAAGATCTTACGTCCGTACAAGATGTTCTTGTATGGGACAATCTCACATCTATTGATAGAATCAACTATCAGAAGATTGCAAATAACATATCCCTTAAATGGGAAACCTGGAGAATTCCAGAAACAGAAAATTATGCAGACGAACTAAATGCTACGAACCTACGTGGATATTTACGTGATGAGGTGTATGCATTTGAGATTGTATTCTTGTTGAGAAATGGTAAACAAACAGACGGTTTCCACATTCCTGGTAGAGATAAGAACTTTAACGACATTAGACCAGATGTTCCAGATACAAACAATGACTTTATAGGAATTCCAGATTATACAGATGCTTCTACAGGAATAGGATATAGTCCTTATTGGAAGATATACAATACAGCATCTGTCTCAGGAACATCAAGTCAATATACAACAGATCCTGGATATAAAGGACCATACCAATACGGAGAGTTTTCTTATTGGGAGTCTACAGAAAGATATCCTTGTAATGATAATGTGTGGGGAGATCTTGCAGATCAACCAATCAGACACCACAAATTCCCAGACGTACTTGTAAGTCCTGTATTTGAATCAAAGATTTTCTCATCTCCTTCAGCTATGGTGATGGAGCAGAATGCTGTTTTTCCATTAGGGGTGAGGGTTGATTCACAACAAATCTATTCCTTCATACAAGCATCTACAGACCTCACTCAGGAGCAGAAAGATGATATAGCTGGATTTAAGATTGTTCGTGGTAACAGAGGTACAAACAAATCTATTGTTGCAAAGGGGATATTAAGGAATATCGGAAAGTATGAAAGAGAAGGAACAGAATACTATTTTCCAAACTATCCATATAACGATATTCGCAAAGATCCATTCTTGATGGATAAGAACAATGCGTATACAGCAAATGCTTCTACTAGTGGTAACACATTGTGTAGAAGCTTTAACATATATGCAGCTGCTGGAGAACTTTTAATAGTTGAATATCTTGACTGTTTTACAAATCAGTTAGCTACAAAGCAAATAGATAATACAAAAGGTACAGAAACTAAAACTGTAGAATTATGTAGTCTTAGTTTCCCTAAACCAAACATTATACAAGGTAAAGGATTCGTCACTTGTAACACTTATACAAGATGGGGTGTTAAAGCAAGAGGTGGTGGATTTAGAGCAATTCCATCAAACATTCCAAAAAACTCAACACCTACAGGAGGTGCAAATTGGCACACAGTAGCATCTTGGCAAGCTCCTAATGGAACTCCTCCAGCACCATTTACTACATGGGTTGATTATTGTATAAATCTTCCTCCAGGAGGTGATTCTGGATTTGCAGAAGGATACAGATGTGATGCATGTTTAAAAGAAGTTCCTTACAGTCAGGTAACAACTCTTTGTAGTTATGGTGGACAAGATTGTGGATATGTTTGGTATTTTGATTCTCTTATCAAACCTTTTTGGGATGGTACAGGATTATCAGATGCTGAAATAACCGAGATAGCTAAATATGGATATGATACATGTTTGCCTGAAAACTTAGATGCTTTTGTAGAACTAAATAATAAATACAGACTTGTATTCAATTCTCCAGAAACATCATTTGGACAACCTTTCCTTGGAGACATTCTTAAACTTGAGAATGTAATCTTTGGTGCTGGTGAAGCACACTTTACACAAGTTAGAAAAAATGCGTTCTATAAGTTTTTGACAAGAGAAGCACAAGAAGATGCTTTGGCCAGTTCCTCAAGTATTTCAGGAGGTAATCCTGCAGCAACCTTTGCTGCATATCAAGCATATCTTACAATATATGTAAATGGTATTACAAGAAGAAACTACAGTTGGTCATTCAACTCTTTAGTAAAATATTGTTATAGTGCGGAGATTGCAAATGATCTTGGAATTAAGCAAAGACAATTAGACATTGCACAATATCTAATTCCAGGTGTTCAGTCTGTAGGAGATGATCTAAATATCAATAACTGGAACAGAGAATCTTCTGTTTATCTGAAGACTTCTAACAAGGTTAAAACTCTTGCAAAACCTTACACTTCCTATCAAATTTGTAATAACAATGTTGTAGGTTCAGGATACTCATTGATATTCATATATGAGGATATAGTTATAGGAACAACGTCAATAACTTTAAACCCAGCAACTTGTACTATAGTAGATTCATATATTTCTCCAGTAATAGTACCCAACATATTTATTCCAGCATCTGCTAGTTCTAATTTTACAATAATTGCTGTTTCTTCTTCAAATACGTATTACACTGGAAACACTCCTGCTTTACCTTTCCCAAGCGAAACAGCTAGTTTAACAGGGCCTTCTGGAAATCCTATTGTTGAAGATGATACAAGATTCACACTTTCAGAATCTTCCAGAGGAGCAGATTGTAACAATCCTGGAAAGAACATTCATGTAAATAGCGTTGTATATTATGCTTCTTTAAAAAATACGTTTGTAAATCAATGGGGTCAAATGTATTCTTATGATACAATTGATACAGGATTCCAAAAAGACTTTAGTACAATTACAGGATCTGCATCTTTCACTGTATTTGGAGGAGATACTTTCATTAGTAGATTTGGATTTAAAACAAAGCTTCCCTTCTTTATAGACAATCGTGTAAACGCTCCTGATGATTCTGATGTGTTCTATGATGAACTTGGTAATGTTGCATATCCTCAATACTGGCATTCTTCTAGATCTGTTTTGACAAATGGTACTGCAAACAACACGCAGCTTACAAACTTTATATCAATCAAAGCTCACAACTTTGATTGCCCTAATAATCAGGAGCAGTTTATAGGTGGATTTTCAAATCCTGGAAGAACGTATTATGATGGAAAGATGTACCAATTTGCGTACGGAATTCCAGCATTCTATTGTGAAACCTCTATAAATACAGATCTTCGTCAGGCATTTAATAATAAAGAAGGTGACTTCTGGCCTCACGTGAGCACAGGTATTCCTGATGATTGGTTCCAAGAAGATAATGTAACTATCGCTCAGGACAATACATATTACTATAATGTAACTTTCTCTAAGCAGAATGATAAAGAGAACTTCTTCTCACATCTACCTATAGACTGGGAGGAGAAACTTTGTTTTACAAACTTCCCTTTCAGAGCAATATATTCTGATGATCAAAGAGATAGTTGGTTGATATATCGTCCTGTTTCATTTTTTGATTTCCCTCAGAATTACGGAGAACTTATTTCTCTGGATGGTATACAGAATAAAGCTGTACTTGCTCGATTTGAGAACAAGTCATTGCTTTATAACACTATGCTTACAGTTCAGACTAGTAATCCTCAAGCAGCATACTTAGGAAACGATACACTGTTTAAAGCAGCTCCTCCTATTGACTTTGCAGAAACAGATCTTGGTTATGTAGGAAGTCAGAACAAAATGCTCTTGAAGATTCCTCAAGGACAGATCACTGTAGATGCTAAGAGAGGACAAGTGTTCCTCATCTCTGGCAATGGTGCTACAGATCTCACTGCTTTTGGTTCAGGAATGAACAGATGGTTCACTGATCACTTGGCATTTGAGATATATAAATATTTCCCTGATTTAGAAAAGGTGGTTAATGGAGAAAGAATCGTGATAAAAGGAGTTGATACAGATAACCACTTCACAGGAGCTGGTTTACATGGAGTGTATGATTCTAAATACGACAGAATCATATTGACAAAACTAGACTACGTTCCTTTAGATAAGAACATTGTATACGATCCTACAGACAAAAACTTCTACTATGAGGAATCTCTAGCAGGAGGAACTGTAAGAACACAAATCTATCTTACAGATGAAGAGTTCTTCTGTAACAAGTCTTGGACAATATCATTCAACTTCAACACCAAGAGTTGGATTAGTTTCCACAGCTACCTTCCTAACTGGTACATAGCTGAGAATAACTTCTTCTATTCAGGACTAAATGGATGTTGTGATGATATTTCATTAGATACATCATTCTCTTTGTTTAGCGGTTCTGTAAACAAAGGTGGAACAAATAAGCCTGGAACTGTAGTTCCTCCTAATACTTATGTGATACCTACAGAAGAAGAACCAATCATTGTATTAGATTGTGACTTCGCTGCAGATATTGTAATTACAAATTGTGAACTTTCTGGAGATGCTTATATAACAGTTCCTCCACCAATCCCTCCAATTCCTCCAGCTATGTGTGAAAGACCTCCTTCTCAAGTTTATTATAATTTTGTTGTAGGATATAGTGACATTGATAGTACAGGAAGCTTTGCTGATGCATGTGCTGCATCTACATATTTGAACCAAAGCATTCCTGGAAATCCTGAAATCTATTCTATTGTAGTTTCTACAAATAGTCTTTCTATAGGTAGTTCTATATACCAAGGAGATACTATGGAATGTACGTTCCTACCAAACGGTTGGTATTTTATAAATACTATTGGTAGTAGCTTTAATGTAACAGGACCAGAAATGTACCAAGTTATATCAGGAGAGATTGTAGATATACAAACCTGTGTTTGTTCTGATGAACCTGTACCAGTTCCTGTTCCAAATCCGCCATACGTAACTGAGTGCTGTGGAATATTCCTAAACTCAACTGATGTAGTTAATTACATAAGTCCAAATGAAATCCCAATATATGATCCTACATTGATTATACCAGGATTCATTCCTTCTTATGGAATAGCAAACTCTGCAACTAAGTTCTGGGCTATAAACACTCAGATTGATGAGTGGGATATTGCACTTTCTCCATTCTCAGCAACCTTCAATAGGAATATAACATTCCCTGCAGGATTTACAACAACTTCAGGAATAACAGCAATAAATGATACAACGCTTGTTGCATTTGATCTAACTACATCTTCTATTGTTGAATTGGATATTACAACTACAACTGCCACATCTACAACAAAGGTTAGTACACCTACAAGAGTTGTAATTGGAAACATGTTGTATACAACAACAGATAAGCTTCTGGTAATTTCTCAAGATACAATAACATTTGATTACTACTTAACTCAGTATGATTATGCATTAGGCACACCAGAGGTTGATATACTGATTCCTTCTGAGATAACAAATCCTACAGCTATCTACGAATGTAACTGTAACATATTCATTGTAGACACAGATGGAAATATTTATCTAGTTAATCCTACAAGTCCTTATGAAATGATATTGCAAGGTAGCGTTGGATATACTGTAGGAGGGGCTTCACAAATTGGAACTTGCGTAAATACAACCCTTAATATATAATCCTAAGATGTCAAAAGTTATAAACATAAAGCTGTTGAAGTCTGGTCCTAGATCAGGACCTTTCAAGATTACGGATAACTTTGGAAATGTTTTGGCTACAAATGTTTCAAAAAGACTTCTAATCAGAGGAGTTGCATATTCTGTAGACAACGATGTTACAGCAATTGTTTTAGAATCGTTAAGTGATTGTAATATAAGAAAGGCATTTCCTTTAACGCAAACCACGGAATTTGAATATGCTGAATACAAATATGTACAAACATCAACAGCATGTCTATGGAAACATTTGAAGAACCCAACAATATACAACTACTTCTATGGAAACATAGAACCTTATGTCATTGAATATCCTTTCACATATCTATACCAAGATGAGATTCTTCAGAATGTAAAAGACTACACAAAAGCTTATAGATATCTTGCTGATACAGATGGTGTAATGGATGAGTGTGACAAGGTGGAAACTGATAATGTTTGGTTTAATAAAGCTGTATTGTACAATGGACAACAGTCTACAGGTATGCTTGAGCTTGTTCCAAAGCCTGCAAACAACCTAAAGGAATACATGAAGTATCCAATATATAATACTGATAGTAAAGTGATTACGTATACAAAGAGTGATAACTTCTATCAATACAATACGTTCTGGTCTTTGGTTAAAAATAAATCAATTCCTCTCTTCACACGCACGTGCGAGAGCCTGTCTATAGATAAGATTGTAAACCAATCAAACATGGACTATGGCAAGAGATCCTTTAAGAAGGAACCTCTGAGAGCAAAAGATCTTAAGGTGAGACACATTCTTGACAATCGTTCAGATGCTCATCTTGTTTCTCAATTCATTGTTACACCTGCTCAAATATCTTATAAATAATGGCAAAGAAAACAAAAGGTTGGTTAGATAATTACGGAGAAGAAGCTAACGCTAATGAAGGATCTTCATCTGCTCCTAAAGGATGGATGGGAGAAGGCTATAGTAATCTAGGTAGAAACTATTCTCCTGCATGGGGTGGACAGTTTCAATTAGGTGGTAATGTTATGCCAGGAGCTGTGGGATTTACATACGCACGTACGAACAGTCCTGCTCCTTCAGAAGGTCCTTATGCAAAGAAGACAATGCCTAGTGCACAAGCTGGTAAGAAATTAAAAACTCTAGAAAAAAATGTAAATAGATATTTGGAAGGTCCGAAATCTAGAGGTGTAGATTATTCATATGATGCTGTTAAAAAAAGAAATGCAAAAGAATTAGACACTCTTAGACATGCATATACAGCAATGGAAACTAGCAAAGCTATTCAAGATAAAACAGGAAATATTCCAATTTTATCAAATACACTAGGGTTCCTTGGAGCAAACGCATTAGGAATTGGTCATGAGTTGGTTGGTTTGACTGATCCTCGTGCTAATCTTATGCAAGTTAAAGAGGGTGCAGAAGACGTTATTAATAATTTTGTAGGATCAGTTGCAGCATCTATTCCTTTTGTTAGTGATAAAAATAAAAGAAAAGCAATACAATATTTATCAGATAAAGGTATTCTTCCAGATGGAACAACTGCTGCAAGAGGAAGAGAATATGTTGGTGGAGTTAAATATGAAAATGGTGGATTAATGTCTTACTACCAACATGGACTAGATTGGAAACCTAAGACAATTAGTGAAGATGGTTCTATAATTCCTATGGCTCAAAAAGGAATAAACATTCCAGGAGTGACAGACTTTGTTGCCCCTAGAGCTGTTTCTAGTTCTACATCAGTGGTTAATCCAGGTGCTCAAAGAACTGCTCAGATAGTTAATACAGAAACAGAACAGGCCCAAGCTTATCAAAAAAAATATCCTGGTATATCTTTTCAACAAGCTCTTCAAAATGTACGTAGACAAAATCAGGCAGCCACTACACCGAAAGAAACTGTAAAAGGAATAACAAAAACTCAGTATGATAGAAAAAATAGAAATGTTGCTACAACACCTGATGTTTTTAATTTGAATAAAGTGGCAGGTGAAAAAAGACAGAAGTTAGACGTAGAGAAAGAAGAGTGGGAACAAAAACAAAAAGAAATAAAAAGTGCTGAAGATACTATAAAAAATAATAAACCATTTACGTTTCCTGATGGAAGAACCAAAACTTTTGATCAGATGGATAAGTCTGAAAAAGCATATGTTTGGGGACAGAATATAGAAAATAATTTATCTGTTGGAAATTCAAGTGACTACTATTCTGGTAGAAATATTATAGAAGAATATAACCCTTTTGGTAAACTTACAGATTGGACATCTGGTTTTGCAAAAGCTCCTGAACTAACTGAAGAAACAGGTAGTGTTATGCCTTGGGTATCTGCAGTTGCAGATCCTGCTTTAACAATAGCTGCGTATACTATGTTAAACCCAGAACTTAGTGCTGGTAATTTACTTAGTAAAAAAATGTTTAATCCTATTAAACCTATTCAGGATTTTGGAAAAATTATGACAGCTATTGAAGAGGGTAGCGTTGCTAAATATGTTGAAAAGAAAATTAAAGATAAGATAGTAAAAGGTAGTGCAGATCAAACAAAAACAGGAATTAAAGATATATCACAAAATGTTCCAGAAGTTGAACCTATTGCACAAGTTGCTACTCCACAAATTTCTAGTATTTCAGCAGCCATTAACAAAAATGGAGGTTCATTACGTAAGTATTATGAAGGTGGAATTATTCAAGATGATATGGGACAATGGGCTCACCCTGGAGAGATAACACAGATTAACTCTCCTTATATAACTATGCAAGGAGTACCTTACCCTGTACTAGGAATCTCAGATTTTGGAGATGTACAAATGATGTATCCAGGAGAAGACTATGAATATGATGGAAACAGTGTAACAGAATTTCCTATGATGAAAAAGGGTGGTGGACTATGCAAAGATGATAAAGGAAATGTCGTACCATGTGACAAACAAAGATTAATCGAACTTGGATCTGATGCCTACACAGCTATGGATCCTTTTTATGAAACATTATATGGGGCAGCTAATAAATATAAAAATGAAAGAACTGGAAAGGTTAGTGATCTTAATAGTGCAAGAGCAACAGCTAAAGCATTTTTAAAACATCCTAATGTGGTTTTTATGAAGAGACATAGTATTCCTAGTGAGTTAACAGACATGGAGCATAATCCGTATGCTGTACAATCATATACAACTCCTATACATGGAGGATGGTATCCTACACAATGGGCAGAACCTAGAGAAGAACGTGAAAATAGCTTTGGAGATTGGTGGAAAGAAAATATTAAATATCCTTATGAAGAATGGAACAATAGAAGAAAAACAAGAAAAGGTATCAGACGTCAAGGACGTTGTTTTGGAGCTAACTGTACAGAAGATGAAATGCAAGATCAAGCTGAATATGGTGGAGATATATCTATACCTAATCTACAATCTTCAGTTTCTATGTATAAGAATGGAGGGTCTTGGTTGAATAAGTATAAGTGAATATAATTAGGCGTCTTCCTATTTTTTTTGTATATTTAAATAGAGGACTACATTGTAAATTATAAAAGTATAACTTTTTAAAGTTTAGATTACATAACAAAATTTTAGATAATGAATCATTCGTCTTCAGGATATAATCCCACTTTTAAAATGCTTTTGAAAAAAGCAGGGGTTAAAGATGAAAAGGAATTTCTTAAAAAATTTCCTACAGAAGAGTCTTTCTTTCAAGCTTTTCCAGAAATGGAGATGTTAAAAGAAACTGTTGTCTATCAAGATGGAGGACCTATGGCAGCTCCTCAGCAGTCTCCTGAAAATATGCAAGAGCAGATTATTCAGTTTATTGTTCAGTCTTTACAAAATGGTGATAGTCCTGAAGATATATTAGGATTATTAGTAGAACAGGGTATTCCTGAAGAACAAGCTGGTCAGATTATACAAGCAGTTGTACAAAAGATTCAAGAAGAACAAGGAGCTGCTGAGGAAATGATGCCTGAAATGCAACCAGAAATGCAA